ATCTATCTCTGAGGATGAATCCAGGCGCAAACACTTGGAGGGCTTAAAGGGGGAAATTGCAGTAGCCCGCACTTTTGGGTTAGAGGTGGATTCAGTGCAACGCGGGGCTGGGGACAACGGGTATGACTTTCAAACCAAGATTGGGCTCCGGATTGAGGTCAAGCACAGGACCGAGCCGGACCGCGATTTTGCGTTGAAAGGCGAGACGCTGCACTCCTTTGTCGCAGATGTAGGGGTCCTTACTTGGGAAGAAGCCCCTCGCCGTGTTCGACTTGTAGGATGGACAACCCCAGCCGCACTTGTTGCACGTGGAACAACGGAGACGTGGCCGGGGTGCGGCAAAAAGCTGTTTGTGAAACATGAGGACCTTTTTAGCATGAATGATTTTGTGAGGGTGTTCTCGCCAAAGTGCTGAGAAGCCTGTAGTATCATCTGGAACATGATTTGGCGACCCTTAGTTGCACACATAAGCGATCCTAAGCGGTAGGGTCGCCCACTTTTTTCTTAATGGTTGCCTGCCTGTTGGACATCGGGCGGCTCTGGCTTTAGCCGGGGCCGCCCTGTTTTCTTGATATGCAAAAATCACCGTACACTAAGGTTGCAGCCCCAGACTTTACAGGGACAGAGTCCTTGTCCCCGGAATGGGCCGATGGGGAGTGGGGCAGACCTGCATTGTCGGACCATCCTGAATACGAGCAAGGGACCGACTTTCAAGATGGGTCTCAGCGAAAGCGAGACGCCGTCGCTTCTCGATTTATTGATGGCGATCCAGATGCGCAAACGTACTCGGACCAACGTTATCCGGTTGTGAATCCAGCAACGGGCAGGCTCAACCGGAACGGCGTGGCGGCAGCCAAGGCGCGTGCCAGCGCGCAGGGAGACAATAGGGTGTTGGGGGTCGCTCAGGATTTGTGGAACGAAAACTTTGACATGGAGGAGGCGGCACTTGACCAGCTATCGGCTCTTTTAAAAGCTCGTAGCGACGAAGAGTGGGCAGGGCTGCGCGATCCTGGCGAAGAGAAAACCGACTTCCCAGAAGAGGGAGACGATGAAACGCCCATCCTTAGAAACTCAAAGTACGATACGCCGGACTACGACTTCGTTGCCAGCGTGAAAGAGAACAATCCCGAGGCGTGGGACCTTGGGGGCAATCAACGAGGCAACGACGCCTTCGAGATGTGGACTCGCTTCCGCGACGGGGAGAGGTCAGATGCGGTTGAAGGTTGGGTATATGTCCGGGAAAACTGGGCCGCCCGACACAGCGAAGATGGCTCCCAGTTTAACGACGACGACAGGCCGACTCCGGTGCCGTCCAATGTTGGTGGCGTGATGGCTCAACTCAAATGGGGTGTTGTCCCGCAGGGCCGGGGGACACTTTCTGAGCAACAGCAAACCGATATTATCTTAGCTGTCATCAAGACCCTTGAGGGCAGAGACGATAACTCTTTCGATGTGCGTAGGTCCATCAAAGAGCTGTTGGCAGGGATGAAGAACGAAGACTCGATTACAGAAAATGTTGAGACAGGGCTAAGGAATAAGGTTGAGGAGCATAATGAAGAGCATGGGGACACAGAAAAGCATCGGGTGACATACCGGATGCTGAAGAATGTGTTCAGGCGCGGGATTGGTGCGTACAGGACAAACCCTGGCTCTGTGAGGGAGAACGTACAATCTGAAGAGCAATGGGCGTACGCTCGCGTGAACAGCTTCCTCTATGCAGTGCGCAATGAGAACTTTGAGGGCGGGGAGCATGACCGTGACCTTATGCCAGATGGGCACCCACTTAAAAGCGAAAACAGCTCATATAGACAAGAAAGTAAAATGGATCTGCCACAAGAACAGCCGTTTGCGCTTCGGGGAATGGAGACAAACATGGAAGAGTCTGGAGTCTTCTACCCCCTCTACCACAATAAGGAGCTTGCTATGATTGCAAGCTACAATGGCGAGGTGCATATGCACGAGTTTGAGGGCGTTGACAAAACCCTATTCATGCCCGATGGCCCCCAGAACCATGCCGTTGACGATGCGCCAGATGGGATGCCCATGGCGGACATGATGAAGGCTTACGATGGCGATGAAATGGAGGAGGAAGAGGAAGAGGGAGACTCAATGATGAAATCGGCACAGGGTGGTAGGCGCACTGCTTCCTCCAAGATAAAGGGGCTTGATGTAAAGTCCGATAACGACTCTGATTTCATTTTTACCGGGTACGGTGCCATCTTCGGGAACAAAGATCGTGGGGGCGACATTTTGCAGAAAGGAGCTTTCAAGCAGACGATCAATCGGAATTCAGGAAAGTTCCCGCTCGTGACAGATCATGAGTTGAAGATGCGGTCTCGAATCGGCTTTGTAGAAGCGTCGGAAGACCGTAACGGGGTAAAGGTAGAAGCGCATGTAAACACAGAGAAGCAAATTGGCCGCGAGGTAGCATCAGACATCCGACAGGCCAAAGAGCACGGCTTGGAGATTGGCATGAGCTTTGGGTATGAGGTCAAGCAGGATGAGTACGACAAAGAAAAGAGCGCACGCATCTTGAAGGAGGTGAGGGTGCATGAATTCTCATTGACGCAGATCCCGATGAATCCGAAGGCAGGGGTGACAGGGATCAAGTCACTTTTGAAAGACGAAGGCGCACTCCAAGAACTCGCACGGAAGATCGCGCCCATGCTGTCAGACGATGAGCGGCTCATTACCGACATCAAGCAGGCAGTATCCGGTGACGATTCCGCCCCGGGTCCGGCAGAAAGCCCACTCGGCGCAGAGTTCGTAAGTGATATTCAATCTCTCACGAACGAACTCTAAACGAAAACCAATGTCTCAAGACACCAACTACGCCAAGGAGACGAAGGCGGCTTTTAACGAACTGAAAGAGGCGGTCCGCAACAAGAACGAAGAGATTGACACTCTCAAAACGACGGTCTCGTCCACGCGAGAGCGCCTGGAAAAGGCGCAGGACCGCTTGGATGAGCTGGAGACGAAGGCGAATCGTCGCGGCTTGAATTCTTCCGAAGAGTCTGGCACAGAAGAATTGAGCGAGGCGCGGAGGGCGTTCAAGTCATGGGTCAATGGCGCGAATGTGTCCGGGGAGATGTACAAGAAGCATCTCTACCCTGGGCAGCAGTCGCCCGAGACAAAGGACCTGTCGATCGGGTCTGGTGCTGGCAACCAGTCTGACGCACTTGCCCCGGTCGAGTTTGTGGAGGAGATCATCAAGGACACCGTTGATATTTCTCCGCTCCGCCAGGCTGCACGCACGTTTCAAACCGAGCGGAAGCAGTTTGAGATCCCGAAGCTACAGGGGCGCCCGAACGCGGCGTTTGTGAGCGAGGGAGGGACGCGCTCCGATGACACGGGCACCGACTTCGGCGTCGACAACGGCGACATGCTTGTGATTGATACCCACGAGTTCTTTGTCGAGGTGCCCATCACGCGACAGATGATTGAGGATGCTGTCTTTGATGTCGAGGCAGAGGTCCGCGACGTGGTGACCACGGAAATGGATCGTCTGCAGGGCGAGAAGTTTCTGCAAGGCACTGGGAGCGGGGAGCCGCAAGGCATGATTACCGCAAGCTCCTTCATCTCGGTCGACACGGACGATACCAGCACGGACGGGATTGGTGCGGTTTCCGCAGATGAGCTTCGGACGCTCCCGCTACGACTGAAGCAGCGGTATCGCCAGAACGGGCAGTGGGGCGTGACCCGAGAGGCGCTGCGGCACGCTCGCACGCTTCAGGACGACGGTGGCGATTACCTTTTTGAGCCGAGCCTCGATGCCTCCACGCCTGCGACGATTGACGGGTTTGAATACGTCGAGATGCAGGACCTAGTGCCTACGGGGAATGCTGGCGAAGGCGACATCCCCTACGTGTTCGGCGACTATCAGCGTGCTTACTACGTCGTTGACCGCCTGCAGATGGAGGTCATCCGAGACCCCTTTACGGCCAAGCCAAGCGGAAGGATTGAGTACCACTTCCGTGGCCGCGTCGGCGGAGAGCTGGCTCTTGCGGAGGCCGTCAAGGGCATCAAGATTGCCTAGTTATGGCTGACATGACGGTAGTAATTGTTGAGCGGGATCGATTGGGCCGCCCGGTGCAGACGGAAACGTTTGCCCCGGGGGACCCGCTTCCCGAATGGGCCGAAGAACACCTCTCCTCTCGGAAGGTGCAGGCAAGAGACCCGCGAGAACAAACGAAGACCGTTGAGTATTGCGGAGGCCCCTGGTATAAGCTTCCAACAGGAGAAAAGGTGCGTGGGAAAGACGCTGTCCGTGAGGCAGGATTTGAAATCTGATGAGTGGCCGCTATGCTGAAATTGTAGGAGAGCTATCCCGAAGAGAGGCGATAGATGTACGCCTCCCCAGCGGGCTCTCTGTTGACGTAGAGACGCTTCAGCCTGGGGATGAGCCCATCCCCATCTCTGAGGCGAAAGCCTTTCTGCGCCTTGACAGCACGACTGAGACGGATCTCTTGAATACGATCATTCAGGGGGTACGTCGCGGGGCGGAGAAGTACACTGGGCGGCTCTTCTCTCGCAGAGAGGTGACCCTCAACTGGGAAGAGTTTTATGGGCGTTGCACCCTGCTTTTCCCTCCGGTCGACCGATCCTCTGTCACTGTTGAGGTGAAAGAGGACGGAAGTTTTGTCCAGGTGAGCGATATTCAGGTGGACGGGCGTGAGGTTAGCGTGGGAGCGAACACGGTAGACCGAAGCGCACGGATCACGTATAGCGCTGGGTTTGAGAGCCTCCCCGCCAACCTCCGCTTACATCTTCTACACGATATTCGGGCAACTTTCGACCACCGAGACCCGATGGCTGGAGATGCCGCGAGTGAAAGCGGGATGATCTCTCGTCATGCCTATGACCAATGGCGCCTACGCCGATGACCCTTGATAACCGGGTGACCAAGCTACAAAAGTCGGTGCAAACCAACGAGTACGGCGAGGATCAGGTAACACTCTCCGAAGCAGAAACGGTGTTTGCGAATGTCAACAGAGGAACGCCAAGCGAGGGCAGGACTGAGGGGCGCGAAGAAGAGACCACATCGCTTGTTATCGTGATGCGAACCTCTGCCGCTGAAGGGGTCACTCGCGACAGCCTATTGCGATGGCGTGGTGACGACCTGGACGTGCAGGGCCGCACCAGTAATCCTGACCGAAGTGGATT